CAGTTATGGTGGATACACTGCTAACAGCACAACACTGGTTGACAACTTGTATGTTGCACCAACAGGTGATTCAGAAGACTCAACAGTGGGTAACGAGGTTATCGCTACAAACTGGAAGAGATTGAGCTACACTGCATCTACAAGTGCTCCTACCAACGAGCCTGTAGATGGCACACTTTGGTACGACACCAAGATCGACGAAGCAGACATCATGGTACACAACGGAACAACATGGGTTGGATACGTAAATCAATATGCTTCAACAGATCCAAATGGTCCACAGTTCAGTGCCTCAGCACCGACCACACAGTCAGACGGTACAGCACTTGTGACCAATGACTTATGGATCGACACCAGCGATCTTGAGAACTTTCCAAAACTCTACAGATACAACACATCTGCCACACTAAGTTCAAGCAACACCGCAAACCAAGTTGTTGTCACAACATCAGGCGCGGCTTGGGAACTTGTTGATAAGGCAGATCAGACCACAGAAGACGGTGTTGTTTTCGCAGATGCTAGATGGCACACTTCAACAGACAGGAACGCCAACAACAGCACACAGGCGGGTACCGCTTCAACCATCAAGAATCTACTAAGTGACAACTTCTTAGATCCAGATGCTCCAGATCCAGCACTATATCCACAAGGTATCATGCTTTGGAACACTAGGAGAAGTGGTTACAACGTGAAGGAATACAGAAACAGTTACATCACAACGACTGCTTATCCTGGATCGGGTTCAACAGGATTGGGTAACATAAGATACAACAACGAATCGGTTGCTGGTTACTACCCAGACAGATGGGTGACCAAATCAGGCAACAACGCGGACGGCTCTGGCACTTTCGGAAGGAAGGCACAGAGAAAGGTCATCGTGGCACAGTTAAAATCTGAGATGGACACAAACCAAGCAATCAGGGAAGACCAAAGGGGCTACAACGTTATCGCTTGTCCTGGATATCCAGAATTGATCCAGAACATGATCAACCTAAACACCGATAGGAACAACACGGCATTTGTGGTTGGTGATACACCAATGAGATTAGCGGGCACAGCCACAGCGATCACAAACTGGGCAAACAACACAGCGGCCGCCACAGACAACGGCGAAGACGGTCTTGTTAGTTCAAGTGATTACTTGGGAGTGTTTTATCCTTCAGGATCAACCACAGACAACACAGGCAAGTCGATCGTTGTTCCACCTAGTCACATGATAATGAGGACACTGGCGAACAACGACAACGTTGCTTTCCCATGGTTCGCTCCAGCAGGTACTAGGAGAGGTGTCGTGGACAATGCCACAGCAGTGGGCTACATTGACGCCACATCGGGAGAATTCCAAACAATATCTGTTGCGGAGTCAGTGAGAGATAGTATGCACGAGGTAAAAGTTAACCCAATAACTTTCTTCTCAGGTGCTGGTATCGTGAACTTCGGTAACTTGACCAAGACATCGGCAAGTTCAGCATTAGACAGAATTAACGTGTCAAGATTAGCAGTGTATCTAAGAACACAATTAGATGCTATTGCTAAACCGTTCATCTTTGAACCAAACGATGAATTAACAAGGAACGAGATCAAACAAGCGATCGAGTCATTCTTGTTAGAACTTGTTGGTCAGAGGGCGTTGTATGACTTCCTAGTAGTTTGTGATGACACCAACAACACACCTACAAGGATCGACAGGAATGAACTGTATGTCGACATCGCGATCGAACCAGTGAAGTCGGTCGAGTTCATCTACATACCGTTGAGAATCAAAAACACAGGAGAGATTGCAAATTTAGGGAACTAATTTTGGAATAAATAGATAGGAGAAACAAATGGCAATATCAACTTTATCAAAATTCACAGTACCTTTAGCAAACGATCAGAGTTCAGCATCACAAGGCTTATTGATGCCAAAACTACAGTATCGTTTCAGAGCAATACTTGAGGGTTTTGGAGTATCAACACCGAGATCAGAACTTACCAAACAAGTAATCGACATTACAAGACCTAACTTGACTTTTGACAACGTGACACTGGACGTGTACAACTCAAAAGTATACGTTGCGGGCAAACACACCTGGGATCCAATCACGATCAACCTAAGGGATGATGTCAACAACTCAGTTACAAAATTAGTCGGCGAGCAGATACAGAAACAGTTCGACTTCTTTGAACAGTCAAGTGCGGCATCTGGAATAGACTACAAATTCACAGCAAGGATCGAAATGCTTGACGGTGGTAACGGCGCCAGCGCTCCGAATGTGTTAGAGACATTCGAATTGTACGGTGCTTACGTTGAGAACGTGAACTACAACACGCTGGCATACGCAACTTCAGATCCAGCGACGATCACTTTATCAGTGAGATACGACAACGCCATCCAAACTCCAACAGGAACAGGAATCGGAACAGCGGTATCTAGAACGATCGGTACCCTAAGTACAGGTGGTTAATCAAAATTAAGTTAGCAATTATAAACATCAAAAGCGCCTTTATATGGCGCTTTTTTTGTGACCATAAATACCCATATGCCAAGCATTAACAACTTCCTACAAGGATTCCAGGACGGCCTACCCGGAATGAAAGACTTCCGCCACGCGTCAAGATTGTACATCGACGACAACTACAAGTTGATGCCCAAACAGAAGTTCTTGTTCCACGTGGTGTTCAACACAGACGAGACCCTGTTCTATGGAGGGTTCAACACTAACGAAAGGCTTGAGCTCAACATGTTGGTGAAAAGTTGTGATCTACCAAAATACAACATGAGTGTGGAAGAGAAGACACAGTACAACAAGAAGATGTACGCGGCCACCAGGATAGCGTACGAACCTGTCAACATCACATTCCATGATGACCATGCAGACACTGTTAATGCATTCTGGAAGAAATATTATGAATATCATATAGCAGATTCTGTATCAATGAATACAGGAACTACCATCTCCAGCACTAAGGATGATTACTACGACGGTATAGACAAGAAAAACATAACAAAATTTGGTATGGACACACCCGCACAGAAAAAGAAACCATACCTAAAAGGTATAGATATCTTTGTGTTACACAAACAAAGATTCACGTCAATGACCCTAGTCAATCCTGTAATAGGATCTTTTAGTCACGATAATCTAGACCAAGCCGACGGGGCAGGAATCTTATCAAACACCATGCAGATACTTTACGAAACAGTAATCTATGGTTCAGGGGTTGTGAATAAAGGTGACGTTCCAGGCTTCGCCACAATACACTACGACAAGGAACCTTCGCCGCTAACTGTACTAGGCGGAGGAACCAATTCCATATTTGGTCCTGGGGGTATTATAGATGGCATAGGAAGCGTAATTGGAGATATTCGAGGAAACAGGGTAGGGCTTGGCACAATTTTAAAAGGCATCAATACATATAACAACGCAAAAAAAATTAAAAAGAGTGATGTAAAAGAAGAACTTAAAGGAATAGCGAAAGAAGGTGTTCTAGAAGTAGGTAAACAAGCAGGCACTATAACAAATCCCATCGGAGCGTTCTCAGTGGGGACAGCAATAGCGGCCGGAACAATAATTGCTACGGCCAAAAATAATAACGACCAAAACAAAAATCAAAATAGTCGTGTGATTAACAATCCAAAAATAGATACTGTTAAGTACCTTACAGCAGAAGAATCTTACAACCTTATATCTACAGATGCAACATTAAAAGACGAAATAGCGGCGGGAATATATTACAAAGATATAGGTTCTAGAAACGACCTTACAGTAGCAGAGTCAGATGTAGAATATGCAGGTTCTAGCAATACCACAAAAACAGTTTATAGAAATAAAGCAATAACTGATATTAGGAAACTAGTCACAGAAGGTTATATAAAAATAGATAGATCAACACAAAATGTATCAATATCAATAGAGAAAGCATCAATTTAATGGCAGAATTTTACTCAAATCTACCTCCTAAAGACAAGGATGAGTTAGACAAAACTATTGAAAAACTCACTACAACAAATTACGAAACCAACTATGAATTCAACGTTGGAGAATATGATAGTGCTGTAGCATTCTTTGTAAAAAGAGGCTTTGCAAGAGTATCAGCAGAATCAACCGCATATGTAATACTGTCACAAGCAAAAATAGATAACATCAGTCCACAAGAAATTTTAGATAAACTTACCTACACCGATCCGGCAACTTTATCAGAACTTATCACTATAATATTAAATGCTAATAGATACAAGTCAAGTCGATTAGGAGTTAGGCAAACGTTACAAACTAAAGACACAGTATCTAGAAATATTATAGATTAATATTAAGGGAGACCTATGTATCTCAGTTTAAATTTACCAACCTTAGACATAAAAAAAATTAAATGGCAAGAAGATGAAATTATTGATAAATCAAGCAAGTCAACAATTAATGTAAACGGAAAATTAGGTTACTGGGCATACTCTGTAGATGATGTTACCTACAAAAAATTGCAGAAGTTTTTTCCAGCAGAAATTCTGTTGAACTCGCGTGTGTTAGTGCAATTCTTAAGATCTTCTGTTAATGATTACCCTCACAGAGATAGCTATCCATGGACTTTTATGTTTATGTTAGATGATGCAAATGGATATACCACTTTGTATGATGAAAATAAAAAATTTATATCATCACACATTACACAAAAAGGAAAATGGGCTTTATTAAAGTCATGGGAGTGGCATTCACCTTCTGGCATTTTGCAAGATAAAATTAGAAAAGCACTTGTGATACGTTTGAAAAAAAATTTTGATCTACAATTTTTACTGGAGAGTACAAATGTTGCCTAGATTTGCTAGGGGTAAGTTCTCCCCCAAAAACGGAGAAAAATATGTGGGTACTAAGACACCCACATACCGATCCAGTTGGGAACACGCATTCATGAGGTTGTGTGACGAACACCCCAACGTGTACCAATGGGCATCTGAATCAATAAAGATACCATATCGTCATCCGTTCACGGGCAAGTACACTGTGTATGTTCCGGACTTCTTCATAGTGTATCAAGACAAAGAAGGCAGGAAACACGCGGAGATGGTGGAAGTCAAACCCATGAGTCAGACCACCATGGAATCCGCAGGACGTAGCCAGGCCAAGAAAAAACAAGTGATCATAAACATGGCAAAATGGGAAGCCGCAAACGCATACGCAAAACAAAGACGGATC